GTAACATCTTGCAGTTTGATAGCAGTCTGCTCCTGCTCTTGTCGAAGTTTGACCTCGTCCACGGTCAACTCGGCAGTCTTCATTCGCTCTGTCGTGAGGTTGTCCTCGGCGTTCATAGCGATCTTGACCTGACGATCTTTGTCTTTCTGTTGCATTTCCGCTTGGAACTTCTGCGTATCGAAGGCGAGGCGTGCTTGGTCTTCTGCGGCGCGGCGCTGTGTCTCGGCCATAGAAGCCTGCAACACGGCCTGTGCCTCGCCATCCATAGGCGGTGCTGGTGGCTTGAACTGTTGCATCATCTGGCCCAACTGCTCCAGCGCAGGCAACAAGCCTTTGAACACCTCTTCGGTGTCCATTGACAGGTGCGTAGAGGCCAAGGCCACCGCGTTGTCGATCTGCTTGACCAGTTTGCTGTCCTCGTACTTACCAAACTGCACGCCAGTGTCGCCTTGGACATAGGTGGACATCTGGTTGGTGTACCAAAGCATCATGTGTTGCTTGATGTGTTCCAGCACATTGGGGATGTACTTAGGTGCAATCAAGCGGTTTGATCCCAAAGCGGGATCAAGCGCAAAAGCCAAGTGGGCTTGGATGTGCGCCAACTGATCTTGACGCGGATAAGCAAAGGCTGGTCGGCCCAATGCCATAGCGGAGTTCTCGTCTGCGGCATTCATCTCCGCAGGCTTGCTGGCATTTGGTATCAACTCGTTCACATTCGGAATCTTCAACTGCTTGAGCATTCGATTCACAACAGCACGCTGGTCAAAGATTGCAGGGAACTGTGTGGACAACTGCAACACAGATTGCATCTGGGCCACACGCTGTGTCTCAGAAAAAATGTGGGGATCACTTACAGGCACGATGTCGCTGTTGCGTTTGAAGTCTTCCTTTTTGATGGGCAACTCTGCCACCATGTCGCCACGCTTTTGCTCGTCTAAGTACCAGCGGTTTAAGCGGGCAACAACGCCAATGACTCGGCGCTGGCTCTCGTGCAGGCGTGCGTGAATGGAGGAGAAAACCACAGCGCCCTGCTCGATCAAAGCCTGCGTGGTGCCCACGGGCATCGTGGACTTTGCGTCGGCAATCTTCTCTTCGGCGGTGGTGACTACACCCTTGGCCGCGTCGGTGATCCAGCCTAGCAACTTGAACAGCACCTCGGAAGGTGGGTTGAAGGGCATAGGCATCGCGATCTTGCGGATGTCGTCAACACCGGGGGCGCTTTCCACCTCGGTAATTTGCGTCACCTCGATCTGCTGACTTGCGCCAGAGATGCGTGCGCCTTTCAACTTCAGCATCGTGGCCGAGTTGTTGATGTGCGCAGTGTCCAGCAAGGCCCGTAATGCGCCCGTCAAGGCCGCGCTGAGACCTCCAATGAGGTGAGGTAGCCCAACAGCGTATGCGCCTCGCCAAGGAATGAATTTGAACTCGACGATCCAGTCCAACTTTTCCATTGACTCGTCGCCCTCTTCCCAGTTGCGGTAGAGGCCAAGAATCTTGCTCTCCAACTCGTCAACCATCAGGATGTAGGGGGCTGACTCACCATTGGTGATTGGGTCGTCATCAATTGACAGCCATGTGTAGATGTGGAAAACACGGCGCAGGCCGTCTTCGTTGTCATCCCACGACTTGCCTTCGATCTTGTTGTTGGCCTTTTCTGCGGCTGTCTGCTCTGGTTCTGCGGATGCGCGGATCAGGCTGATGTCGCGATACAGGCCACGGTCGATGCGTTGTTGCATCTCCCAGCCAGTGATGTCTTGCTGTTCTGTCACGCGCTGGGCTGTGTAGAAGTTCACAGCGGCAAATGGCAACAGGATGTTGTCGATGGGCACAAACTCAGCGCAAGGGCGGCGTTTCTTCTCGTCGTACCAAATCTTCATAAACTGTGAGCCGCCAAGTGGCAACTGCGTAAGCAACTGCTCCTGCTCGTCGCGGAACTCGGTGATCTGCTCGGTCAACTGCCAGTTAAGGTAGTCGCGTTTGCGCTCGGCGGTCTCAGTTTTCTCGTCAGTGACATCGCCCAAAATCTTGGTACGCACTGGGCCGTCAGGTGGGAACATCTCTTTGATGGCACGCGAAGCAAAGTCAACGCACGCCTCGGCCATCACAGGGTGAACGACCTTGCTTGCACCGAAGAAGTTAGCGCCACCGGGGGCATCGTCACCCAAGCCCGTTCGCTTGAGTCCCTCTTCGTATTGCTTGTCTCGCTTCTCGCGGGCTTCCTTATCCTTCTCGATCAGATCAAGGTAGCGCATACCGATCTTCTCAAGGTCAAAGATGTTGATGGTCTCCGCAAGGTTCTCGTAAAAGTCTGGGTTTTCTTCTGGGCCTTGGAACTCGCCCATAGTCACGATGGCCGAGCCATCTTCCAACTCCTCGACATCCTGATTCTCTTCTGGCAAATCAGCAACAGCACCGCCGTCGTCAGTCATCTTTAAGCCGTCAATGAAGCGGTCTGCGTTTGGGTCGTTTGGAAATTGCGTTGCCATATGTTCAATCCTGTGTTACACTTCGGTTATGCATCGATCTCGCACCATCAACGAACGGTACCCCTACTTTGCCTTTGCAACAGGCACGGGTTGGCGCGTTCTCGACTGTCTGGCCGAGGGGCGCACCTTCATCAGTGAAGAGTACGACGATAAAGAAGATGCTTTGGCTCATGTCAAAGTTCTTAACGAACGGTACTGGTTAGAGTGGCGGGCTGGGATTGACGCCCAGATCGCGATACGGGTGGCCCGCGAACAATCCGCTCCTCCGCCTTCTTCAAGCGGTTCCTCATCTCTGTGGACTCGGCTGAAGGCGGTCTTGCGCCCATCTTTTCATAGTCACCACGGAACATGATGTCCTTGGTGCTGTCTGCTTTGCCAAACTGAATCTTGGCATCTTTGCCTAAGATGTCAGATGCCACTTGCACGGCCTTCTTGTAGTCAAGACGGTCACCCTCAAACGGCGCAATAAACATGGCGTTGTTTTTGGGACTGTGCGTGACAATCATCCCGGGGAGCATATTCGCCAAACCCAGTATCTGTTCTTTTGTCAAAGAATCTGAGCCGCCAATCATCATGGCCGTCGCATCCTTTGGATTCTTAAAAATCAACGGTGTGAACTTATGCGCCGCCACCATCTCTTGACCTAACTCCTGCCCAGCGGTGCCAATGTCTGCAATCAGCCTCTTGTTGGTAGACAGGTTGCCTGCGCGTGGAATGGTGATGCCCACCATAGGGTTGATCTCCTGCTGGCCCGCAAAGTTCTCATACAAGCCTTGGCCTAGCGTCTTCTCGGTCTTGCGCCCACCCATTCGCTCCATGCCGACAGGTGCCCCCTCGCCAAGGATCATGCGCTTGGTCACCAAGTCCTTAAACTTGTCGCCACCCTTCTGACCCAAGTCAGGGGCAACAGCCTCCATCGTCAAAGTGGCTGGCCTAAATGGTCGCTGTACATTAGAAGACGCTGTCTCTAAGCCACCCCTTACGGTGTCAAGCGCCTCTGGTGCCTTCTTAGCCAAATCTGCGGTCTTCTGTGCGCCTTTAATCATGCCTACAGGGCTGGCAAAACTTAACGCGGTCTCCATCATCGGGCGCTCTTCACCTGATGTCACGCCGTACTCATTCATCAAGTCCTTCAAGTGTTCAGACCCAAGGAACGGCTTGTCGCTCGACACCTTGATGTCTCGCCCTGTCAACTTGGAGCCAAGAACATCCAAGGGAATCAATCCCATGTTGACCATGTCAATGACTGCACTCACTGGATTGTTTGCCAGCACACCGCGATTAAGTATGTCAGTAGCGGCCCGTGGCTTCTTTAGGCTCGACAACTCCTCTTTGCCTTGATCCTTTGCCGCTTTGGTAAGGTACTCAGCCATCAGGCCAGCCTTGGTTGGCTTGCTGTCAGAAGAGGCAGAACTCTCCTCTGGGGATGCAATGCCGCCACCGTCAAACTTCTGGGGCTTCTTGACCGAGCCGCCAATTGCTTTGTGCATAGCAAACCGTTTCTGAAAGCGTGCCATATCTGCTGGTGACTCTTGCCCAACAGCACCGCCTTTGGCGTAAATATCAGGCAAAATAATTGGCTTTCTTTCTATGACATCTTGCTTAAAATTATCAAAATAATTTTCTGGCTTAACTTTATTACCAGTTATTTCTAATTCTTTTTTTAACGCCTCTATGTAATCTTCTTGACTGCGACGGGGAAATGGTTCGCGCAATTCAGCACGCGGATTTAATAGCACAAGACCAGCCTCTTCGCCTTTATTTGCCATCACACGGTTGCGGTGACGGCCTTCGTGACCAGAAATAAATGGTGAAGTTGATGATCCCTGTTTTTTCTTGTTAATTTCTAAAAATGGCACATCATCGAACGCTCCAACATTTGGCAAGTATTCGCTCATGTAATCAGGATAAGCCAATCTTTCACCGCTTGTGGTGTACCGCGTTGAATTGGCATCCATAAAACGAGGATCAAGGGGCGCGGCATACTTTTCAAAATCCTTGGGATTCATAGTCATTACGGCCTTGGCGTTATCACCAAGGAATGCCTGTTTAATCGCCTCTTCTTTGTACAACTTTTCAAGGTTGGGTATCTCGTCAGCCGCACGCTCTACGCGCCTTGCGCCGTAATCGCCTTTGTTTTTACGAACGGCTTCTTTAATATTGCTAACTTTGCTTGGAATAATGATGCTAGGTGCCTCGGTTTTCTTTGCGGCTATAGCGGCATCAGCGGCCTTTTCTGCTTTGTTAATGGCACCCATCAATCCTTTGGCAACCTTGCCGCCGTCAACCATATGGACTGGCTTGTCAAAGATGCTGGCCCTGCCGCCCTCTGCCATCTTAACTGGCTGTTTACTGACGCGGCCACCGATGGCCTTGTGCATTGCAAACCGCTTATGGAAACGGGCCATGTCTGCTGGGGACTCTGTGCGGTTCACAGCGCCGCCAGACTTCTTTCCAGCCTTCTGCATCTTGGTCAGCAACTCTTCGGTCAACTGCACCGTGGGGTCATTCTTGGTGTAGTCCATCAGCGTCACGCCACGGTTCTTACCTTGCGCGGCCAAGTCCAGCGCCTTCTGCGCTTCCCAGTCGGAGTAAACCTCTCTGATAGGCACGGGGATGTAGTTCACGCCAAGGTCTTCGCCAGTTAAAATCTTGCGGTAGTCGCTGTGCAGGTCAGGGCGGTCAATGACATCGCCCTCAAGCCTGAACAGCCTATTACCCAAATCGAGCGTGCCAGCGTTTGCCACATTGGGGTCAATGTTCTTCTCAAGCAACTCCTCCACGGGCACCGTGCGGCCCTTCTCGCCGCCCACACCACGGCCAGCAAAGATGTCAGCCATCAAGCCGCGCTGGTCATAAGTCTTGACCTGCTGTCGGAAGTTACGCGAACCTAAGTCAATGCCGTTGGGGAATATCAACTTGCCCTTGTTGTCCACCGCATTGCTGGCGCGGTCACTCAACTTCTGGATTTCCTCGTTTGACATATTCTTGCGCTGGTTGGCAAAGATGTCAGCAAACTCACCGAACATGGTGGAGTTGGACTTGTGCTGTTCGAGGCCACCTACTGATGGTGTCCAGATCACTTTAGCACCTGCGGGCACGCCAGCCTTGTTGCGGTTTAGGATACGCGTTGCCATCTTCTGGTCAGTCACGCCTGCCGCCGCTTTAGCATCGGCGTAGTTGGGGTCTACCAACTGAATGCCAGAGAACCCGGGGCCACCCTTCTTGCCCTTAGACAGATCAACCCTCATGCGGTCATAGAAGATCGGCTTCATATACGCGCCCTCATGCTGGCCGTAAGCCTCCGACGCCTTGATGGGAGGGTTAGCCGCCTCCAGCGCCAGCCTCTTGGCCTCCAGCGCCTGATCAGCCGCACGGCTTGCATTGCGTATTGCACTCAATCCGCCTTTGATCGCCTTGGTTGGGTCTGCCATGTTGCTCCTTACGCCGAGTAGGGGTTGACCCGCTTGGCTTGAGTGAATTCTAAATAATCATCGTCATTATCAGGCGGTTCTGGATTGATGTCGAGCCAGTTCATATCCTTCAATAACCGAATCGCTTGCGTTGCGCTATCGACATAGTCGTCATGCGCCGCGTCAGGGAACGCGCATATCTGGGACAGGAAGCCCTCGGCCCAACTCCTGACATAGCCCTTGTGGGTGTCGGACTCAGGAAGCCACACGCGGCCAGTCGCGAAGATGGACGCGGTGATCTGGAGGCGTTGCATCTTGTCAGCGCGACCCGGGTTGTAGGCACGCACAGGCAGGTGGGCATAGCGCAACTCTTGGATCAGGGAGATGCCCGCCGCCTTGTCCTCCACGAGGATCAGGTCTGGCCGCTTGGCATCGCGCCCTTCACCGTAGGACACACGCCACTCCTCTAACACCTTGGGCTTGAGTTTAGGGAAGGACAGATGCTCGGCCCAACAGTCGATCAAAAGCACGCTCATAGGCCCGTCCTGCGGCTTAAACACGCCCCATGTGGTCATGGCCGTCGGGTCGTTGTGTTCCTTCTCAGAGAAGGCGCAGTCATAGGACTGGACGATGTACTCGAACTTGGGGAAGGGCTT